GGCAAATCCGTCGTGTAGAAATTTACCGCGCTCATTGAAAAAGGTCTCCGTTGGGAACGCCTCGTCGCGAGTAATGGTGTCGATCTCCCGCTGCGTGAGTGGCGTTTTGAGGATAAAGCGGTTAATGAGGTTGATGGCCTCAATGATGGACGTCTTAGCTATTCCGGCCGACTGCAGCTTGATGATATAGTTGAACAGTTCCTGGTTCCGGCCATCGCCCTCGCCAAAATGAAACCAGTCCACCGGGGTAATTTTAACCATCCGCAGCCAATCGGGCAGCTCGTCAGGCTCCTCGGTCTGGTTCAGCCATTCCCTGGCCGTACCATTCACCACCAGGGGGACGAGACTGTTCTTTAGGCCCACGCCGACATCAACTTTAATGCCAACCGGAGTGTACGCCTTGACCGATCTGTTTTTCACGCTGTTTACGGCGGGATTTTTGAAATAGAAATGTAGGCCCCTGGTTGTTTGCAAGACGTTGCAGTTCAGTTCCAGGTAATTGACGATTTCATGGACGATCTTGGCCTGCTCCTTATTGTCCACATCGATCTGGATGATTTCGTCGGCCAGAACACCAGCGTAGTCTCCTCGGTCCGGGGGAGCCGGTCGCATCTCCTCCATCTTTTCCAGCGGCACTTTACCTTTGGTTTTTAGATAGCCTTTGTACATATTCACTTTGCACCACCTGATACAAAATCACGGAGACGTTTCCGGGCCACATCGATATACCAGGCAATGTCTAGCTTCGGCGGCAAGGGCAGGTGATTGACGTTGCCGTTTTCGATAAAGCAGCGCTCAGGCGTGTTGGCGATTTTCTCGATACGCTCCAGGGTTTTCTGCTTGAATACGCCCGCGTCATGCCTGCTGCGCGAGGCGAATACGCGCAGGACGCGCTCACTGAGGATTTTGTTGCCGTGCATGGAGTACATATATTTCCGCGACACCTTAACGATTTTCTGAAACTCCATGAGGTTGGTGCAGCTAGTGATGGTCTCTTCCAGCGGCGTCCCCTCGGTGAAATACTTGATTAGCGCCTTGTTGACGATAGGTAGGTCGTTGTCTAAGACATCTAATTTCTTGACGTAGGCCCCCTTCGATTTATAGGTTTTATCGGCGTGAATGACGATGTAGTTATTCACGTCTTTTTGAAAGATGCGCTCGAAGGTTTCAAACTCAAGCACCATACGGGTGCGTGCTTCCCACTCACCGCAAACGGCTTTGATAAAATCCACATCGTCGTTTTCGAGTTTTACAATTACGCCGTCCGTGTTGGACTGGATAATTTTGCAGTACGGTTCCAATTTTTCAATCAGGTCCAGCAGCAGAAGCTGGCCGCCCACGCACACGTTGTTGGCCTGGCGCGGGTCGTACAGGGCGTTATACTTGTCCTTCATTGCTCCGTAGGTACTGTTAAGCACGATCTTGTACGGCTGCTGCATGGGGTTTTTCTCTTTCTTGAGCCGGATGCGCTCGTCCCGGATTTGGCGGTACTTTTCGGGATCAACGACGCTACGGCTGAGGAAATTGTATTCAATCATCAGGGCGGGATAATAGGAGGCCACGTCGATGTTCAAAAACAGCCCTTCGCCCTGGTAATTGTCAATTGCCCCATGAATGCCGCCCCAGGCAAAAATGTGGGGAACACCAGCAACCATTGTTTTTAGGGACTTGTTATAATCCCGGTTCGCCGGCTCACGATACCAGTCGGCGATATGACTGTATTGGGAAAGGCGCAGAGTGTCCGGCAGGGTGATCTGAAACTCGTCGTTGTAGGTTTGCCGGGTTGCTTCCAGGATGATGGCCGCAAGCTGCGGTTTAGTTTTAGCAATGTAATTCAGCGGCAGCTTAAAGGCGTTTAATAGTGACAATTGGCTCTCAAACTCGTCGGTCCGGTTCAGGAACACCTCCATGGTTTGCTCCACGTCATGGCGGCAGTACTTTTCGACCTGCCGGAGTTCAGCCTCGGTCAATTTTCGGGCAGTCTTGAAGCTGACGTCAGTTTCTCTAATGTCATTGCCCATAAAGCCTTCAAGCTGCTTGAGACCATGAAAGCTGGTCATAATATCAAACACATAGAACGGAATCTTGTTGAAGGCGTTGGAGTATTCCCAGCCTTTGCGGTCTTCCGAAATAATGAATTTCGATATTTCGTACGGGTCAAAATCCAGCAATATCCCTTTAAGCACATACTGGTCGTAGCTGCGCGAATTGTAACCGATCCATATTTCATTCTTGTTCTTCTCATAAAAACGGCGAATTTTCTCCGGGTCGTTGATGATGGTATGAAAGGTCTGGGTGTTGGCATCCGCCAACACCACCAACCAGTCATACAAAAAGACTTCAAAATCGAAGAAAATCATGAGTCGGAGAAAACGTCCTCAATTTTGTAAGTCTTATACCCCTTATCGTTTTCGCCGTAGTCAAGAACATATTCCAATTTTTCCGTTTCAATGGCTTCCGTGATGTCCAGGAGCATATCGTTGTACTGCTTGAAATGCTCAAAATTGATTTCCACTCCCGATTCCAGGCTGCGCAGAAATTCGTTGGCCATGTGGATACCAAAGCCGGTGGTCAGCATTTGGTAGTAGAATACATACTGGCCCTTGTATTCCCCGGCGATAATTTTCATCCAGCAGGCCAACATGGGGTCGTCCGATTTCTTGCTGGCCTTTAGCTCCAGCTTGGTGATTTTCACTTCATACTTGCCTTTGGGCACATCTTTAAATTCCTGCTTATTCTCCGCCGCTTTTTTGACGTCGTCTTTTAAGCCGGTAGTATCAATTTTTTTATCCCACTTATCCCAAATATTAGCATTAGCCATGGTAAATCTTCTCCCTCACATTTAAATCAATTACGCAGATCTTCTGGAACGTCTTTTCGGCTTGTCCTCGCCGGTCGTCTCGGTTGGAACTTCAACCCCTGTTTCTTCGGGAGCTTCGCCCACCGGCTCATTGATAACCGCCGCTTGCGGTGCAGGTCTGGGCTTAGTATCCGTTTCCGGCTTGGCCGTCCGGTAGAGTGCCATGAATTTGTCATAGTCAAGCTCTACCCGGTCGGTGCCGAATTTCAACCGGCCGCCGCCAAACTGCACAGAATCGGTTTTAAACTTGATCAAGCGGCGGTCATCGTCCTCGATAATGACCCGACCCACAATATCGACCATGCCCGCGATTTTATTCGCATATTTCTCCTGCAAGTTGGGTTTGATGGTGGTCAGCTTGTCCCCGTTGCGCTTGGTAATCTCGGAAACAATTTCATGGCTAATCAGGATGACGCCATAGCCGGCATTGGTAAGGCGGCGGATTTGGGGCAAAAACTCGGTCCGCACCATGTCGTAGCCCTTGCCGTAACCAGCGTCGGCCTCGTGGGTAATGTTCAGCTTGTCGTACATATAAATCCGGCAGTGTTCCAGGAGGTCTTCCACCAGGTCAATGACGATGGTCTTAAAGTCGTGCTGGCCGATGCACAGCGTTTCCACGGCATCCTTAAACATCTGCCAGGCGAACACCGTTTCTTTGATGCGGCCGTTTACTTTGATTTCGTCCCGAATAATGAGCCGGGCGCCGTCGACATATTTGACGTTGCCGTCGGTATTGAGATGAAGTACGTCCGGGGCCTGGTTAGCAAAGGTGGTCTTGCCGCTGAACGGCACGCCGTACAGCCACAGCACCGGAGCCGTTTCCCGGTCCACCTGGACCCGCTCGTTTTTGGGTAGTAGTAACATATAATCAATTCCTCTCATGCAGTATTCCTGGTAATCGCACCAGTCGCACAGTTTTGTAGGGTTCTGCGGATAGTCGGCGGTTTCATGAATGTGTTGGATATCCTGGAAAAACTGGTCTACCTTTTGCGGGTCATATACGACCTCCGCAACGGTTACCTCTAACTCGCGCAGTATCTCCAGCAAGCGCCGCCGAAACTGGTATAAGTCCTCGGTTTTCCGTTGGCGGATCGCCGTCTTGGGGATGAAGATATAGCCCAGGCGGCCCACTTTCAAGTGTCGGACTTTTTCTAGGTAATACTTGTATAGGTGAAGCTGTTCGGATTCCAGATAGCGGTCCACGTTGTTCGAATACTTGAAATCAAAGATATCGACCGTGCCGTCGCTATTTTTGACAATGAGGTCGATGTAGCCGACAAAATCCTTGGTCTTGACTTCAAGCTCAAAGGTAGACTCGTCATAATCAATCAGCGCCCGCACCTTCGGCAGCAGCATTTCCAGCTTGATGATCTCATGGATATGTAGGTCGCCCAGGAGGCTAAACTGCTCGGCATACCAGCGCACCGCTGCCGGTATCCCTTCCTCAATGCCCATGTGCATGGCTTTGCCGATCACCAAGGCGTTGTCCGCTGCCGGGTCTTGGATGGTTTCGATGCCGTCCAGATAACGCAGCTTGAATTTATACGGGCACTGGACGAAAGTACTGACTCTGCTGTGGCTAAATCGCACCGATCAGCACCTCCCGTTTGAACCCTTCATATTCCGATGGCCTGAGCACGCGAGCATAGCCGCCAGCCTCCTGAATTTTGAATAGGTTGTATTTTTGTAGGATCGTGGGCTTGCCTTTTTCGGTCTTTAGTTCCAGGGCGACGAACCGGCCGTTTAAGCAGCAGAGTATGTCGGGAATGCCGGCTGTCTGGTAGCCGCCGCCCCATACCTTCACATGGTAAATTTTCTGAGACCGCAAGAAAGCGATAACCTTGTCCTGAAACTGTTTTTCCGTCAACCGGCCTCCTCCTTAAACAGCGCGTCGGTAAAGTCCCGGCGCTGCTTTAGCACTTTGAGTATTTTTTCTTCCACCGATTTCTCGGTTATGGGGTAATAATAAAAGCAGGTCCTGCTCTGACCAATGCGGTGAATCCGCTTTTTTGATTGCTCGAAAAGCTCGGAGCTTAGAGGCAGCGTGAAATAGATAATGATATTGCTGCGTTGTAAATTGTGGCCCATCGCCCCAGCCTGGTACTGCACGCAAGTAATACTGTTCGCATGGGCTTCGTAATTCGCCAAATCCGTTCCGCTGCCGTTAATATAGCTGATCGGCCGGTCGGTCAGGGTTTTGATCAGTTCAAACTCGGCGGTAAAGTTATAGAAGATGATGACCCGGTCGTTGTTCGAGTCAAGCAGGTCGCGCACAGCAGACAGTTTGTTCTTGTTAAACTGACCGCAGAGCTGCCGCTGGTAGAGCAATTGTTTCAGCGTCGTGTCGCCTACCAGTTCCGCAGTGTCTAGGGCCAGATACTGGTCCCGCTTGAACTGGCGGTACTCTTTGGTCGCCTTGACCTTGACCATCGTTTCCACTTGCTCCGGCAGGTCGAATACTTCCGTAGTCTTCATAAACACAGCGCCGTACTGGCGCAGCTTGGCTTTCAGCCGGTTGACGTTTTTATACCCGACCACTTTTGTGAGGGGAAACCCGCCTACGTCGATTTTTTCGGTAATGACGTAGTGGTCATAGAACAGCTTTTTCGATATGTTCCAACCAAGCATGCGGCACTGGCTCCACAGCTCTTCATACTTGCCGCCCGTCGGTGTGCCGGATAACAGGATAACGTTGGCAGGCTTCAGATGAAGAACATACTTGCTGCGTTTGGCTGTTTCGTTTTTGATCAGACTGGACTCATCCAGAATGAGTGTAAATTCTGCCCAATTGAGATACTCCTTGCGCCGCCAGGCCAGATCATAGTTGATTACGGACACTGGAAGATCATAGTGGGTTTGAAAATGCTCCTTCCAGTCGTCTATCTTGGATTTTTGGCACACGACCAGGACCGGCTTGTCCAGCTCCTGCGCCTTTTCACCGGCGACAAAGGTTTTGCCGAGGCCCATGTCAAGATAATAGGCCACCCGGCATCTGTCTTTGGTCTCAACCAGGCATTGTTCCTGATGGGGATATAGCTGGATCATGGTTCCGCGTGAGGGTATCTCTTTTCGCAGCGTTCATCAAAGTAAAGAATGGGAATGTTTCGTTCTCCCGCCACTTCGATCTCAGAACACATGCCTCCAGTAATCCTCTTGCCGAACACCCAGAGTTCGTCCGAACGCTTCAGGAGCTCAATGCCAAGGGCCATTCCAAGCTGTCGTTCTTCTGGGATGGTGTCATCGAGGAACGCGGTGAATATGGCGTGCGGCGCCAGCGGCAGCGCCCCTTGCTGGATGACGAACCGGCAATAGCCGTGAGCCCGCCGGATATTGGTTTCTATGTCTCCCCGTAAGGGAGAGCAAACGTACACAAATTTCAAATTGCCACCTGCCTGTCTGGAAGTGTTAAGGTTTCAATGGTTTCACCGGGAAAGGCCCGGATTAGACCGGCCAACAGTTTCCTCCCTACGCTTCGCCGGCCAGCCAGCGCATTCGAAAATGCACCCCGGCTGATTCCTGTTTGTCGGGCAACCCGGCATGGGTTCGTTTCATACTCGTCAAAGAGTTGCTGTACTCTGGCGCTGTTCAGTCGCACTGCTGCTGTCCCTCACGGAGGAGCGGCTGGAACAGCTTGTCTACCAGATCCAATGCTTTTCTTTTTGCCGCCTTGCCGTCTAGCTCTGAAATCGTAATGGACTTGAGCTTGCTGCCTGTGGGAATTTTAATCTGGACGCCTTCAATCCAAATTTCCATCGTTTCACCTCTTTCGTGTGTTTTGAGGCCGTAAAAGCGCCTCTACCTTATAGCCACGGGAAACGCAAATTCGCACCCCCTACTCCAAATTTTTTTTTATTCTTTTTAAAGTTTTGCTCAAACGGTTGCGAATTGCACTTTCATAAACGCCCTCTTCACGGGCAATCTCCGAGATTGATTTATTCTGAAAGTAAATTTTTCGCAGCAAATTGCGTTGTTGCGGGAGCAGCGCATCGAGCGCCTGGCGCAAGGCTTCCCTTGTTTCCCGCACTTCGACGGTAACGGCAAGTTCCTCACCGGTGGCTGCCAGTTGAACGCCTAGCTCCGTTAAAGCGTCAATCGAATGATGCCGGCGGGTTTCCCGTCGGTCGCTGTTTTTGGCTTCCTTGTCAATGCCAGTCAGCACTTTGCCGATGGCTTCCGACACCTCAATCTCCACTGTTTCTCCTGTCACGAATTCATACTTGAGTTTCAT